TTCCGATCTTCAAGATCGGTCAAAGAATCTTTATTTGCAGCAACATATTGCCAAAAATTATTTTTTTCTGTCATAATTCCTAATTCGAAATATAAATATTTAGGTTTAAGAAATCTAGAAATTATAGTAGCAATTTGATTTTTCTGGTATTCTATAGTACTATATATATCAGAATTTCTTTCTATTATCATCCATTGATTTAAAGTATGAATAATAATATTACATTTTTTATAATTTTTAATTGGAATATCCTTGATACCGTCCTCTGTTTTTTCACCAATAACATCATGTAGTTCTTTGGCGAAACTCATAAAAAAACAGTATTCTGATATTTTTTTGCAATATAAAGTGTAATTTATGTTATAGTATGTTGTTTCCTTACATTTTTCTTGTTGAAAAGACATTAGCCAATCCATAAATTTTGATTCTTTTGAAATACCAATAGCAGTGTCAATATCAATTTGTTTATCTGGAATTAACGAATAACGTGTAATAAAATAATCTTTTTGTTTTTCTTCCATCATATGTACCTCCAATAATCAAACGTCAGTTCGGTAAGAGACGTTTTTTTTATTGAAAGCAATTGCTTTATTATTCGTGGCAGTTAAGATGTAATTCATAAGATCCAGATTTTTTAATTCGTGTTATTACATTTTCACTTTCTAACTTGCGGAGCATACGTTGAATGTCGCTTCTTTGAAAATCTGGCAATTCTGCATAGATGTTTTTCTGTAATATTCCATTGTGATTGCAAATTACATTTTTTAGTTCAGGAATCAATTCGTCTCGTTCGTAATAACATTCTTCCAGACTGCCTAAAATCATATCTCGGTAAGAAAAGCACTCATTATGTGTATTGTGTAAGTATTCATACATGTCCTGAAAATAGATTGTGCCGCCTTTTCCTTTTGAATAGCAGAAATTTTTACATTTATCGAATTCCGTAATAGATTGTTCCAATAACATAATTTTTTTTGATAAGTCCTGCTCTGAAAAGGAATTATGGTATGGAGTTTCAAATTTTTCTATTCTTTTAGCAATCTCGTTATAGTATTTATTTTCAAAAGAGTAAGATAATTCCTCTTCCTTAAATGATCTATGAAACTTTGGGTTGGAACTATTTTTCTCCTCAGCCAAAGCATTTTCGTATCCTACTTGCATAAGGTATGGCACTTCTTCATCAGAGATTTTTTTACCATCTGCACGGTATATTACGTTACCGTCTTGGACATATTCCGTTTGCTTAGAATAATCTCGTTCCTGTGGCTTGTCAGCGCATATTGCGTCTGAATTTTTAGATTGCTTTTCTGATGAATCATTTCTTAAAAGCAAGAATGAAAGTATACCAAACATTATTGATATTATTGCAGTGGAAATTACCTGAATAATATCTGTAATATTTGTTATAATAATTAGGATACCGATAAGTGTTGCTAATAGAAAAAATATACCAATTAACTTTTGTAGTCGTTTGAAAAAGAGGTTTTGCATATGTAGTTCTCCCTTTGGTTGATAATTTATATGGTGAAACATTCAAATTACTAAATTAATTCCATAACAGCAATTGTAGGCTCAAATATTATAATATAATTATCGACTTGAGTGTAACAACCATATTTGTTTTTATAATAAGTTATGGCATCATTTAAAAAGCTATCTGTTACACCTAAATATTCAGCTACTTCATGTGAATTTTCACAACGATTTTTATATGCCTTTATAAGACCAGTAAGTCCAACTTGTTTATTATAAGCCCAGATTCTACCACACATTTCTTGTTTTCGATTTTGGACAGTAGATTGGTCTATTATATTACTGGTAGCAGTTTGGTAATGACCTAGCTCTTCCGCTAAAATACATGCCTTTTCAGTATCAGTAGGTATATCTTTATTTATAGCAATATGATTATCAAAATAAAGTCCTTTAATTCTAGTGCCGCAAAAATGTGAAGTTTCATCTACCGTTACTCCGGCGTTTTCAGCTTCTTCTAATAATATTTCATAGTTTGTCAAAAGAAATCCCTCCCTCGGGATAGATCATAACATTTCATATGTACAATAAAGGGGACTATTTTCTGTTTGCTTTTACAAAAGCTGCATATTCCTTAATTTTAGTTATCTCTTCTTCTGTGTATTCATCTCCATCAAAGTGGGCTGCCATAGTTCGTGGTTCATTTACATTATCGTCTGCCAAATAATCTAAAGAACAATCAAAATATGAGCATAGTTTCTTTAAAGTAGATAATTTAGCATTTTCTGAGCCTTTTTTATAAAATCCGTCGATTGTCGTATATGGCACCCCGGATTCTCTGGCTAATTCTGCTTTGTTTATGTTTCTTTCTTTCATAAGTATATCTAATTTATCTGTAAGTCCCATTTTTTACACCTCCGTTATGATTTGATTGTACTACTTTCTTTTATGTAAATAAGAAAATACCTTGCAGAGTAAAAAAATTACTTTTAGGGGTTGACAATTACGATGCAGGGTATATAATAAACTCATAAATTACGCTACAGGGTAATTTACAGGAAAGGAGATGAAAAATTGTTTAGTAACTTAAACGCTGAGATGGCAAGAAATAAATTAACCATTAAGGCTTTGGCTGAAAAAACAGGTATTAACTATGAAAGCCTAAAAAACAAAATGTCTGGTGCAACGGAATTTAAGAGAAGCGAAATGCTTTTAATTAAGAAAGAATTTCCAACATGCAGTCTTGATTACTTATTTGAGGCAAATTGAGAAAGTAGGTGAGAGAGTGAGCCAACGCTTAACAGTAAAAGAAGCCGCTGCTGAGATTGGATGCAATGTGGAATACCTTAGACGCCAGATGAAAGCCGGGCGGTGGGATCTCGGAAGCGTGATAAAGCCAAATGCGAAGGTTAAGAATTATCAGTATTTTATCTTCCGGGCAAAGCTGGACAAGTTTCTAGGTATCGAACCAAGAGCAGACAACGAGGAGGTGGAGAATGAAGCAGATCAGTAAAGTATTTATAGCGGTAGGGCTTGGAATCATGTTTCTAGGCGGAATGATTGATGCGGATGGAACGTATTATGTTTTTCTGCTGATCGCAATGGCACTCGGAGCAGTGGTTGCACTTGTTGGAGTTGTGATCATGGATGTTGAGAACCGCCGGGAAGAAAAGCGGAAAGCAGACTTTAACATGATCCGCCGGAAGGACAAGCTTGACGCTGATGTTGAGTTCCTTGGGGAATTTGAGGACAAAAAAATAGCACCATGAATGTTTTGTCGAACGCAGGTGCTATTTAAACGTAGGAATACAAAAGTATTTCTGCGTTTATTGTAACACGTAGTTAAATTTTTGGAAAGCGTGATTTTATGATTTACAGAAAATGCAGAATCTGTGGATGCAGTTTAGATCCCGGCGAAGGAAACATGTGTGAAGAATGCCGGGACGAGCAGTACATGAAGCAACAGCAAGAGAAAGCTGTCAGATACATGGTGTTATCTACAGATTTCAGACAGATGGAAATGGAGGAATTTTTAAATGGCAGCAACTAGATTATGCAGAAATGACAGTGGACAGCTTATTGATGCACTGAAAGATTTATCAGTTTTACTTGAAAATTTAGGGATTGAAAATGGAAATTTAATCCTTGCAGCAGATGGAAATATTTATGGAACATTCGTAATAGATACTAATGAATTTACCGTAAGTATTACAGAGGATGGAAAAAGGGAGTCAGTTACCTATGCCAATTGAAGAATTTCCAGACAATGATTGTGAACGGTATGAAGCTGAGAAAGCAAGGCTTCATAGATTGCATGAGCGACTAGCCAGACGTGAAGAGATGGCAGATATTGAATCAGAGGAAGAGAGGATAAAAGAAAGATGGAAGAAATCAGAGTAAATGTAGAACAGAAAAATGGTGTTATTGGTTTTAATTTTGAGGAGATTAAGGAAAAACTTAATTCCGAACTGGAAATTTATAAAAATATGATTTTCACAGAGGATTCCAAAACAGAAGCAAAAAAGACAATTGCAAGTCTCAGAAAACTGAAAAAATCAGTCAACGATAAAAAGCTGGAAGTGAAGAAATCTTTTATGATTCCCTACACAAATTTTGAAACGCAGGTAAAGGAACTGGACAATCTGATTGATGAACCGATCAACTTTATCAATAATCAGGTGGAAGAATTTGAGCGTAGGCGTGTGGAAGAAAAGAAATCGCTGATTTCTGAAATCTATACGGAGATCATGGCAGAGCATGGGGAAGCGAGCGGATATCTTCCGTTACAGAGAATTTATGATAGCAAGTGGGAGAATGCCACCACTACAAAGAAAGCGATCACAGAAGCCATTGCAGAGCGAGTGGACCATGTAGAAAAAGATTTCTGTATTATCCGCAGTATGGAATCAGAGTTTAAGGATAATGGGATTGAGAAATACAAGGCAACCTTAGAATTATCAGATGCTATTGAGGTCATGAATCAGTATCAGAAACAGAAAGAAGAGATTTTGCGCAGACAGGAAGAGGAAGCAAAAAGAAAAGCCGAAGAGGAAGCACGTAAGGCATCAGAGGTTAGTTCTGCTACTGATACTCCGATGCAGGAAGCACCAGTTGCGCAGACTGTACCGGAAGAAAAAATTATTGAGCCGAAGCCGGTTAATGATTCAATTGTTTATGAGATTATTGCTGATCCGTTCCAGATCGTGCAGTTGGAAGCACAGATGCGCAGCTTAGAAATTAAGTATAGGAGAGTACGATAATGGCAGAGACAGCAAAACAGATGAACATATATCAGGCAATATCAAAGTGCATGGAAGAAATCGGTGCGGTTGGAAAAAATGATTTGAATAAGTCGCAGGGGTTTAAATACCGCGGAATTGATGCGGTGATGAATGCGATAAATCCGGCATTGGTCAACAATCATATATTTATCGTTCCAGAGGTCTTAGAACAGACCAGAGAAGAAAGAAAATCCATAAAAGGTGCAACGCTGATCTATTCGGTCTGCAAGATTAAATATACCTTTTATGCGGAAGATGGAAGCAGTATCACGGCGGTAACAATCGGTGAGGGCATGGATTCCGGAGATAAGGCAACGAATAAAGCTATGGCGATTGCGTTTAAATATGCTTGTTTCCAAGTGTTCTGTATTCCTACCGAAGAGATGCAGGATCCAGATTCAGAAAGCCATACGGTAGAACCAAAGAATGATTTTGTTCCAGCAACCGTAGAACAGCTTAGGACAATGACAGATTTTGTAAGTGCGTATTCTGATATGTGTGAGAATGCTACATCCAATGATATCTGGAAAACGCTGAAAGAAAAATATCATTTTGAAAAGACTTCAGACCTATCAAGTGAAATGGCTGCTAAGATCATTGAACAGGTTAAGTGCTGGTATAAGAAAAAGAAAGAAGAGTAGCTTATGGATACTACAGGAAAACTGACCGGAGCGAGCCGTACATTCAATGGACAAGGCATCATCCTTACATTTGAGGTTGACGCATCAGCAGAAAAGCAGATTGAGCATTTAAAACCGGATGATTTATTGCAGATTAAGGCAGTTAAGTATCGTCAGAAAAGAAGTCTTGATGCTAATGCTTATGCATGGGTGCTCATGACAAAGATTGCCAATAGCAAAGACATCTATTCCAGCAAGGATGAAGTCTATGAGGAAATGTTGCAGAAATACGGAGCGTTCTATGAAGATGAAGACGGATATATCACGATTACAGTAAAAAAATCAGTTGACATGTCAAAGGTTGATGGTCATTGGAAATATATTAAAGACAATGGGAAATTTGCTTCGTATCTGATGATCAAAGGATCTAGCGAATACGATACTGTCGAAATGAGCCACTTTATAGACCGGATTGTTGAAGAAGCAAAGGAACTTGGCATTGAGACAGCTACACCGGATGAATTGGAACGTATGAAGCAGGAGTGGGGAACATGAGTAAAAAGCTTTGGAGCGTGTTCACGGATGATATGGATCACTGTTATTTTACCGGAACATATCCGGTGGAAAGACATCATATCTTTGGAAGTTCAAACCGTAAAAACAGTGAAAAGTATGGTTTTGTTATTCCACTCAGACCGGATCTGCATCCTAACGGAGCGCAGAGAGGCGCCAATGCAAAAGAAATTGATTTGAAATTAAAAACTATGGCGCAGGAATATTTTGAATCTCATTACGGAACAAGAGAAGATTTCAGAGATATTTTTGGAAAGTCGTGGTTATAGGGTTGGAACACCTTGCCGGTCGGCAGAAAGAAACCTATTCATGCAGAAAATAATATATCACGAATTATTGAAAGCCATGGTTTCCCGGTGCTTTCCATGGTGCCGGGAGAAAGGAGAAGTTTTGAATTTAGAACAGAAAACAATTACATCAGTAGAAGTTGCTGATATGGTCGGAAAAGAACATAAAGAATTATTAAGAGATATCAGAAGATATGCAAAGCAATTTGCCGAGAGCAAGATTGCGCTGGGCGATTTTTTTGAGGAAAGTACATATAAAGATAATAACAATCAGAGCAGACCTTGCTATCTGGTTACAAAGAAAGGCTGTGAATTTATTGCTCACAAGCTCACTGGTGTGAAAGGTACAGAGTTCACTGCAAAATATATCAATCGTTTTCATGAGTTGGAAGATGCAATTAAGAAACCTCTCACAGCCTTGGAACAGATTGCATTGCTGGCACAGGGAACTGTGGAGTTGGAACAGAAAGTTGAAACCGTAGAGCAAAAAGTATATTCCATTGAAAATGATATGCCGCTGTTCGGAGCAGAATCAGACGAACTTTCCGCACACGTCAGACGTAAGGCGGTGGAAATGCTCGGTGGTAAGAAATCAGAAGCTTACAGAGATAGCAAAGTACATAAAAAAGTGTTCAGCGATATCTATAATCAGCTAAAACGTGAGTTTGGCATCTACGATGATGAAGGAAAAATGAAAAGCTACAAGGCACTGAAACGTAAAGATCTTGCCGATGCGCACGAATTTATTGATTGTTACACTCTTCCGGCATATTTAGCAGAGCAGATTAATGATTGTAATGCGCAGATCAGAATGGAGGACGGTGCCGATGGAGTATAAATTTACAGTTCCGGGGCGCTTGGAAGGCTTGAACAATTATACAGCAGCCAATCGAACGAACCCATATAAGGGCGGAAAGGTAAAAAATGATAATGAGAATCACATCATGTGGTGTATCAGACAGCAGCTCCACGGAGTACATATTGAAAAGCCAGTATTGATCTATTACCACTGTTTTGAAAAAGACAACAGGAGAGATGGGGACAACATTCTCTCCTGTGTAACAAAGTTCATTCAGGACAGTCTCACAAAAACAAAGGTGCTGCAAGAAGATAATCGCAGATGCATCCCTCATTTTTATCATGATGTTTCTGTAGATAAGGATAATCCGAGAATTGAGGTCACAATCACAGAACTTACGCCGGAACAGGCAAAAATGAAATTGAGAGACTTGCTTAATGACTTGGAAACGGGGTGATCTGGTGGATGGCAACTACATAAAACTGAGCCGTGGACTTCTGGAGTGGGAGTGGTACACAGACATTAATACAACCCGGCTGTTTATCCATATGTTGCTGAAAGCCAATTGGAAGGATGGAAATTTTAAAGGAACAACGATACCACGTGGATCGTTTGTAACATCTATCAGGAAATTGTCGGACGAAACAGGGCTTTCAGACCGTGAAATTCGAACAGCAATTTCGCATTTGAAAACGACAGGCGAAGTGACAAGCAAAACGACAAGCAAATTTAGCGTATTTACGGTAGTTAAGTACGATTTATACCAGACAACCGACAAACAGAACGACAAGCAAGCGACAAGCAAGCGACAAACTAACGACAAACTAACGACAACAATAGAAGAAAAGAAAGAAGGAAAGAAGGGAAGAAACACACCCCCTATATCCCCCGTGGGAAAATTTGGAGAGTTTGCCGCGGCCTATCCGAAACGGTGTACTGGTTGTCTTGCTGAAACAGAATACTGCAATGCGGTACTGGCTGGTGTACCGGAAGATGATCTGGTATTGGCCGCACAGAATTATGCAGATATATGCAGACGGGAGAAAACAGCAGAGCGGTATATTAAAAAGCCGGAGAACTTTTTACGAGAGAACTTGTTTATGCAATATCTGAAAGGAGAGAACGATGGACCAGTTGGAAGAGATACTGGAACGCATGAAAAATCACTCAACGAACTTATGCAGGAATGCGGAGACACCGGAGACTTCCAGGGATTCTGATGTGTGTCCAATTTGCGAAGGCAGGGAGTGGATCTTGAAAATAAAAGACGGAGTTGAAATAGCAGTACCATGTAAATGCCGTGAGAAAGCGGTCATGTCAAGGCGGTTGCGATTCGCAGATATACCGGAGGCATTCCGTGGGATGGATCTGAGATCGTTTCGAATGGATGTGTACAGGAAGCAGGAAAGTAAAAAGATGGTGTCAGATGCCTGTAAAATCATAAAAACCTATCTGGATGATTTTGAGAGCCAGAAGGAAAGAGGCATGGGACTGTATATCTGGTCAAGGACAAAGGGAAGCGGTAAGACGAGGATCGCTGCCGGGATTGCAAATGAGCTGATGAAAAGATACACAGTCAAATTTGCAGTATCACTGATCATCCTGCAGGAAATCAAGAATACATGGCGCAGGGATGCAGCAGGCAGTGAAAGCCAGCTTTTAGATGCTCTTTCCACAACGGATATTTTGATCATTGATGATTTTGGTGTGGAAGCACTGGCGGCATGGATTAACGATAAGATGTACCAGATCATCAACGAGAGATACATAAACCAGAAAGTAACGATTTTCACGAGTAATGATCCGCTGGACAAACTATCCTACGATGACCGGATCACGAACCGGATCAAGGAACGGACATATCAGATCGCATTTCCAGAGGAATCGGTTCGGGACCATATAGCAGAGCAGTTACGGGAAGAAATCATTGAAAAAGTAATAAATTCGGGAGGATAGAAAATGAGCAATGCGTTGAGCAAAAAGAAGAAAAAGAATGATGCATTTGGCTATAGCATGCAAGAGATATTTGGCATCCAGCAGTACGCCAGAGCACAGAGTAATACAGATTATCTGGTAAAAGAATCATTCAAAAATATAAAGCTTATATCTTTCCAGATCTTACATGATAAGTTCGGATTTGGAAATAAGCGGATCATAAGAGTTGAGAACACGATCAATGCTTATCTTGATTCGGTGGCAGATGTGAAATTGTCTACAGCGGAACTTGAGTATTACATGAAATCAAAGTGTGATATTTCCGTGACAGATGAAGCAAACAAAGTGCCATTCCGCGAGCGATTCGCATTGGTAGACAGAAAAGTAGCACCAAACTCCATGCAGAAAGCAGGGCAGTACTTGGCAGCATCAATCTGTAATTACTTTTCACTGCTTGGAAACTGCTTAAAGTCACAGTTTAAGTTTTCTGGTAGGCAGATAAAAGAAGTATTTGAATGGATTCGGTACTACATTAACAGCTTATCCGGTAAATATCTGGACATGACAGATATAGCGAGTGTTCTGTATCACGAATGTAATTACTGTGATGAAAGATTTGCCGGAAAGTTCCGCGAGATTTGAGGTGCTGCAATGGGAGAGATGACCAAGACAAGCACAAAATATTGCCGGAAATGCAAATACTCATGGAAACACAGCGATACAGACATTATTTGCGGGTACATAGTAGCTACGCAAATGAGGCGTGGCTGCCCGGTAGGAATGTGTGACAAATTTGAATCCAGAGGAAGAAAGAGAAAGGTAAAGTTGAAATGAAAGACGGAATACACCCAGATGGATATGTAGCAAGAAGGACACATACCAATGCAGACCGGATCAGAAGCATGACGGATGAGGAGCTGGCAGTCAATATGATGTGTCCGAATGAAAATGGGTTAGCAGAAATTGACTGCGACAAAAATGATAATTGTAATTGCTACGAGTGCTTATTAAAGTGGCTTCGGGCAGAAAGTGAGGAAAAATATGAAAAAACACGATATTAAAATTTTACATTTTTTAACAGCATTACAAGATTGCTACAAAGATGAAGATGAAAGAGAAAGTGCTGTCATCGAAAAGCTGGAACTTTCTAATGAGGAACTTACAGATGATTTTTTTGCAATCATTCAGGCATTTTTCATTTTATATAAAAGGATTACCGGAGATGATAAAATTGACATACTTGGATTTACACATATATTAAACCGGTTAGTGTTCCAGTTTACGAACCTTAGCGAAGAAAGTGAGGAATAGTATGGAGAGATTAACGACAAATAAAAGCGTGGCTGACATGTCGATGATCGAGCTGGCACATAATAGCTGCTATGCAGATGATGAGCGCAATGCCAGATACAGAGATTATAATCTGGACGTTGATAGTAGGTGGCTTGTAAGAAATCTTGCCAAAGATATTTGCGGTGAAGATTTTAAGGACTTATCAGATGAAGAAGTTGACGAATATATGGCTTCCATGCTGTCAGTAGGAATAGACAGCACAATAGGACTTTTAGCATTGTTTTATCGCAATTTATGGGCTATGGCTGATTTACGAGAAAAATTGAAATATTATGAGGATGCCGAGGAGCAGGGATTACTTCTGCGGTTGCCAATCAGTGAAGATGCACCAGTGTATTCCATCGAGTATTGCTGCGGAAAAAACAAAAGTAATCGGTCTGGAATGTGTGTTAGAGGATTTTGCGAGAATTGTAGTGATAAGGCGTACTACATACGTGAAAGCGTAGCTAAGCACTGCAGTATTTGCGAAATTAATAAATCGGTATTCTTTACTCGTGAGGAAGCCGAAGCCAAGCTGAAAGAAGTGGAGAAGGGAAATGGCGCACATAACAAATAAGGAACTGACTATACGGCAGATTGGAGAGTTCTGCACAAACACTCTCTAGAGGATTTTATAAGATAAAGACAACACTATAATAGTACAAATTTGACAAATAATCAAGAAAGGAGCCGAACCTCCAGCTGGGGTAACGATATATCGGGTTCCTTTAAAAAAATGACATATAAAGAATTTTTGGAAACAAAGATTGAACTTGCGACAGAAAGAGGATTTATTGTGGATCCGGAAAAAGTAAACAGAGTATGGAATCCCCGCTTACATAATGTAGGCGGGGATTGCGAATAAAGTCTTACCTAGTCAGAAGAGACCTCTTTGTGATTGGAAATGGTAATACCGTTTTGGGTTTTAGCAATAGTATTGTAAGTAGTAATTTCATCTTCCAGGACATGGGATAAAATATTATTAAATTGCTGTATAATATATAGCTTGTCTATTTCTTTAATCTGATGCTGAGAGACAGGGGTAGTATTATCTTTATTAAGATAATTTTCCATATTACACCAATCAGCAGGGGTTCTTATTTTATACAAAAGGATACTTTTTAATAGGTGTTCAAATTCGGGTTGTATAATTATGAAATTTAAAATATCGGATAAGGAAATTCCGTTGTACTTATCTACTACTAATGGAAGTTGCTTTAATTTTTGAATTGCTTCATCTGAAAGATTTAGTTGGTCGCATATATTTCTGTTTTCTAATGATTTAGAATTAGTAATTCCCATTAGGTAATCTGTTGTTACATTAAAATAATTTGCAATTCGTATTAATGTTTCATAACTTGGCTGTTGATCACCTCGCTCATATTTGCTTAGAGAGGAATAGGATATATTCAAGTCATTAGCAACATCACGTAGTGATTTGTGCATTTCAGTGCGCAATTCTTTTATTCTAATCATATACGTGTACCTCCTAGAAACATAATAACACAAATTGGATAAATTGTAAAAATATATATTGACAAAGTATCAATTGGAAAATATAATAATAAATGTGTTCTAATAGTAAACATGAAAGGAGGTAAGAAAACGTGAAAAGAGTAATCATTGAACTTGACGAAGTGTTTCACAAACAGTTGAAAATCTTTTGTTTTACAAATGGGATTACACTGAAAGATTATATTACTGGTTGTGTAAAAAGAGATTTGGAAACAAAAAAAGAGCAAACACGGTAAGTTTGGCGACTAGCGTGTTTGCTCAAAAACAAGAAACTCGTAAACGGAATCTCTTTGTTCATAATAAGAGATTCTAGACTAAAAATCAAGGAGAATTTTAAGATGATGAATCAGATTGAACAGACATTAGACAGCAGAGAAGTGGCAGAAATGGTAGGAAAACGACATGACCATTTAATAAGAGATATTAAAAAGTATATTGGTGAAATGTCCGCCCCCAACTTTGGGGAGGGAGCCGAAGCGAAAAATCACTCGGGCTCTGAGTTAGGAGAGCTCAAAATTGAGCCCACCGATTTCTTTAGAGAAAACACATACCGCGATAAGAATAAGCAAGAACGTCCGTGTTATGATATTACAAAGAAAGGCTGCGAGTTCATTGCTCACAAATTGACAGGTATTAAAGGAACAGAGTTCACGGCACGCTACATCAATCGTTTCCATGATATGGAAGATATTATTCATAATGGAATAGAACGGAAAGAAGTTAAAACAACCAGAAAGCATACAGAGAGCTTATCAGCGGTAAATAATGCAGTAAAAATCCTAACACCAATGCTCGCGGCGGCTGGGTGTGATAGTAAGATACAGCTTCTTACAGCAAAGTCGCTTTATGAAAAAGCAGATGTGACACTTCCGATTATGATTGAAGCGGATCAGCAGTATTTTGATACGGTACATATTGCCCGACAGGTTGGAATTTATTATCAGAGTTCTGGCAAACCAGCAGATAAGGCAGTAAATGAAATAATTCGTCGACTTGACATTTCGCAAAGTATGTATACGGAAACTTGGGAGAGCAAGGGGAAATGGCAGGGAACAGTTAGAAAGTATGCATCGGAAGTTATTAATATGGTTCGTTCCTGGTATGCGGAGCATGGATATCCGAGAGATATTGAGTATGTGCAGAGTGATGGTCAGAAGAAAACATATCATGTAATCTGGCGAGAAAGCGAGGTGGCTTGAGATGGAAAGAGCCGCATTAAAGGAACATAAAGAAATTGTAGATTTAGCACCAATTGTCGACGAGATAATAGATTGTTTAATTGAATGTGGTACAGATACATATGACGAATATAGATATATGATAATGTCTCATTGTGCATTTTACGGACAGGTACACATTTTGAAATTATGGGATAAGGTATTCACAAGAGCAGATCAGCGTAGACCGTTACTATTGGAAATGCACTAGGAAATAAGGTAATTAGAGAGCTTGGAAACAGGCTCTCTATTTTTTCTTTTGATATTATTACATGTTGACATACGGTGTACCGTATGATAAAATATAACTATCAAAAAAGATGTTCAGGAGGTCACACGATATGCCAGCATTATCAATGTTTTATGGAATTATAGTCAGAATGCAGAGTGAAAAAGGCGGAAAACATAATAAACCACATATCCATGCAATATATGGAGACAATGAGATTGTGGTAGCGATTGATGGAGAAGTATTAGAGGGCAGTTTCCCAAATAAACAATTGAAACTCCTGCTTGCATGGATGGCAATTCACGAGGATGAATTAAATGCCAACTGGTCAATGTTAAGTGAAGGTGAAGGATATTTCAAAATTGAGCCTCTTAAATAGGGGCTCTTTATGGAGGAAAGAAGATATGTTAAGACCAACAGCGGTGAAGGTTATACCGAAGGATGATTATATTTTAGATGTAGAATTTGATAATGGTGAGAGAAAAGAATTTGATGTAAAACCATACATCAGAGGCGAGTGGTACGGTAAACTTCATGATCACAATTATTTTAATGCAGTAGAAACTGATGGATATACTGTTGTCTGGCCGGAAGGTCAAGATATTTGCCCAGATGAATTATATGAATTGAGCAAAGTTCCGGCATTAGCATAGCTGAGGTATAACATGGGCGCAGAAAAGAAGAGACCACAAGATCGGTGGAACGAGAAAGCTGGATTGATCAGCAAGTCATATAAGTTAAAAAGAAACTTGACAGAGGAATTTGCAGAAGCTTGTGATAGTGCAGGTGTAAGCCAGGCAGGGCAGATTAGCAAAATGATGAGAGCGTTTATTGAAGAAGTTCAGGCACAAGCTTAGAAGATAAAATATAAAAGCAGAGCAGCGAGTTGTTTGTTATAAGTGGTCAATTACCGGTAGGAATGTGGATTAGGAAAAAAATTAGACTTGCAATATATTGAAAATTGAACATTGGCGGTTGGAGTGGTATAATATGTAAAAAATAGATATGGGAGATATGTGTTATGGGAGGTATAAACTTACAAAAATTTATGGTATGGTATCAAGAATTTATATCTACTGATAAATACCTATTATTTAACTTTATAATTATTGTGTTGTCATTTTTTTCAGGAGAAATGAGCGCTAGGATTATGATGTCAAAATTATCCAAGGAAAAATATGGTGATATGGTAGAATTGTTAGAAGAAGATAAAAATAACCTATATGAATCGTGGAGAGAAGCATATACATATCTTTCAAAAGCAATTACTTATTTATGCCTAGTTGTGGTTCTTTCAATTCAGTTTGTGCTTATAATATTTACTGCTAATAGAGATGGAATCACAACGACAGTACTAATGTTTACTATTGCTGTATCTATAATGGAGTATCGGGATAATAAAAATGAGTATGAAAGAAGAAAAAAATTTTTGACTGAAGAACAACGAAATCTTGTGACGCAAGCAGATGAAATAAAAGATATGGAGTTTCAAGATAAAATATTAACAGAACTTGAAAATAGAGGTATGATAGATAAGGAAAAAAGGAAAGAAATCATAAAAAGTATAGCCCAATAGATAGAATTGACTTTTGACCAAACGTCAATGATTCGAGAGTTAGGACTCTTTCTGTTCATTATAAATCAGATATGCTATAATTACTGCATAAGTTAGCGCCATAGAGCCGAATGTATGAGACTTAAATGTCTTGTATGTCCGGCTCTTTTTTATTTTTGAAAACAATATATAAATAAAAATGTTGCATTCGATTATAATGAAAGCTTATAAAACGAGTGAAATATATGTTATAATGTTGCATAATACATAAACAGCTTGCGCGAAAGGGGGAATGTGCATGATGAGTGAAAAAGAAACGTATGAGATTTGCAATGAGGTAGACAGCTTCATAGCCAGAGAATTAACAGAATCCATAATACACAAGGTGTCCTACGATATGCTTGAGGCTCATTATGGTATTCTCCCGATCAGCAGGCGGAGTTTTTACCGGAGACGCAGCATGGCACAGAGGTTAATGCGGCAGAGGATGTGTCATCTGGTAGAAGAAAAGAACGGACAGTATATGATTGTATGGGGAAGAGATGTGTAACACATTCTTTTTTATAAAGAAGAAATAAAGGCAATATAATAAATGATATACATATATTGATGAATTACCTTTGAAATATTTCTATATGTTGTAGTTGAAAAATATGTTAAATTGTAATATTATTACACATAATGTTTACTTGTGGAGAAAAGAATGGCTAAAGATAATAAGAAATATAAGAATTTAAGGATAAATATTAATGAAATCCCAGCTATAATTAATTCTTGGGGAATAGGAAGTTCATACGAAAATGTGACAGTAATTGAACCATCGAATATGGAAGCACAGACATTAAATTATATTGTGAAATGTGATAATAAGGTCGCAACTTTGTCCGTGTATCCAGTAAATGGAGGGGTGTATACAATAAGTCCAAATTTTGGAAGGGAAAAAGAAATTTCAAAAGAAATCGCTGATTATATTTCGGATAATTGCGGAGTTTTAGCAAGTAGTAATCTATACAGAAGTGGATTCTCAATAGAAGCATCTAAAGAGGATTTTGATGCATTTTATGCGTTAATGAAAGATTATGATGATATTTGCATTGAGTACGAGCAAACAGATTCCAATAAATTTTTTGCAAAACTTCGCAGCACAGAGTATCAAGATTCCATTGTTGTATCATATTATAATTCTGGGAAATTAGTGATACAAGGTAAAACACTAGAATTATTTTATAGAGCCATAGAGATAATAACACAAGGAAGAGAAGTTGCTAGTATTGTAAATGCAGCAACTAAGAGCGCGAACATAACAATAAACTCTGAAGAAATTGTAGCAGATATGAAAGAATCTCTGGGTGAAGTATACGATTTCCTTACCGATGGGCATAAGGCAATTATGACAATGGCCTATATGTTTTACAGAACTAGTGTTACGATAACTGGTAGCGAATTAAAGATGGATTATTCAGAACTGTTTCATCCGGCAGCAAGAGTTATGGAAGGATTTATTTTAAAATTGCTAGCAGAAAATAATATTATTCTTGAAGACGAAGCTACAGTTGGATATTATTTCCACAACAAAGATGCGCGCGACCCATTATCGCTTAAAGCTGAATATGTTGCCAAGATTGATAATGATGATATTAGCTACGAGATAAACAAAGCATATAAAGTTTATCATAGAATTAGACATCCGTATTCTCATACTACCAATCAAGATTATACGACATCTATTATTGAAACGAGAGATAATGCCGATAGAAAATTTAAAGAAATTATTGACACTATGATTAAAACCTATTGTAATATAAGAAAATATAAGTGATGATATGAAAAATATAACTATTGTTGAAAAAAAAATATTGGATAGCGAATACGTTATGTTCCCTTCGTCGTATATAAATCCAATGAAAAATATTTCATTGTTGGAATTGAATCTATGTGATCGTATAAAAAAGCCGTGTACAATACTTGTTGACTTGTTATTGTGTAACGGAAATTCGTTTAATAGATTTTTGGAGTTGTATTTTGATGGAACACATATTGATAAAAATACAATCGAGATAGTATCATTGAATATAGACGATGAAAAGCGTGTGAATGAATTTTATAAACTAAACAAAAAACTGCTTTTTAATAGTGTTCTTGAACCATCAGAATACATGACATATATTAGATAACGTTTATGGTAATGTTCCATGTTGGGCAGACATAGCTATAATTAAAAATAATAATAACAAGAGTCAGATATGTGAAGAATTTCATGTGTCTGACTCTTTTTTTGCCCTAAAGTTGGCACAAACAATATGTAAGTACGTGATAAAATTTTGTTAAAAGAAATACCAGGGGGAAATAAAGTGAACAATAACGATTTGAAAAAGGCGTACTTACAATCATATATTCCATCCATAAATGCAGCCAAACGTATAGAGGAAGAAATAGAACAATTGCGACTGGATAAAATGATGCCGTCTGTTATTATGGATGATATGCCGCATGCACATAATAAAACAGATCTGTCTGATTATATGGCAAAGTTGGACGAACTGATAAATAAGCTAATAGCTGCCAGATACAAACGTATTGATCTATATGCAGAAATATTTGCAGATATTGAAAAGATGGAAAATGAGACAGAAAGAGAGGTATTAACATATCGGTATCTTCGTCGGTACAGCTGGGAAAAGATTTGTGTGCATATGGGGTATCAGTGGGCACAAATTCACCGGATTCATGCTAATGCATTAAAAAACTTCAATCCAACAGGAGTATACTATCAACTGATGATAGAAAATGAGGAATCTGATAAAGATGATACACAATGATACATATATTCGTGATAATATATAAAATGAAAAGAGCGCAAGTAGAGAAGAATCTGCTTACGCTTTTTTTATGGGCGTCGGATGGCGCCCTATTCCCCCTAAGTTATTTGAGGGATACTGATAAAAGAAATGGTGGTGATGGTCCTTGCCAAAGGCAAAAGATGCGAGAGCGGACAAAGCCTTTGAAATGTATAAGCAAGGGCTTAAGCTAATAGATATTGCAAATCAGCTAGGAGTAGCAGAGGGAACGGTACGAAGTTGGAAAAACCGGTACAAATGGAATGGCGAAACGAATGCAACGTTGCAAAAAAATAAACGCAACGTTGCGAAAGAAAATAAACAAACAAAGAAAGTAAAAAAAGAGTCTGTTGCAGATGAAGTAGAAGCGGTGATACAAAACGCTGATTTGACTGATAAGCAACAGCTTTTTTGCATTTATTATATTCGTTGCTTTAATGCCACCAAGGCATATCAGAAAGCGTATGATGTTGATTATGCGACTGCCGTGGTAAATGGTCCTAGACTGCTCGGAAATGCTAGGATAAAAGATGAAATTTTCAGGTTGAAACAAGAACGTCTCAACAGGGAGTTCCTGAGTGAGTCAGACATCTTCCAGAAGTATATGGACATTGCTTTTGCCGATGCGACTGATTTTGTGGAGTTTGGAAATGAGGATGTAGATGTGATCCTGGACACTGGAGAACGAAAGACTATCACAGTAAGCCATGTCAATATCAAGAATGATGCGGATGTGGACGGAACGATTATTTCAGAAGTGTCCAAAGGCAAGGACGGCGTAAAGGTAAAACTTGCTGACCGGATGAAAGCTTTGCAGTGGCTTTCGGATCACATGGATCTTGCCACTGAGAAGCAGAAAGCAGAGATTGCATTACTGAAAGCCAAAGTTCAGACAGATGACGGCGATGAGGTTGCAGATGATGGATTCCTTGAAGCTTTGAATGGTACTGCCGCGGAGGACTGGGGCGATGAAGAGAATCAGTAAGATTAAGCGGGTTTTCAAGTTCAAGCCATTTTCCAAGAAGCAGCGCAAGGTATTGAACTGGTGGTGTGAAGATTCTCCGGTTAAAGATAAGGATGGTATTATCGCAGATGGTGCTATTCGATCTGGCAAGACGGTGAGTATGTCGCTATCGTTTGTTATGTGGGCGATGAGCACATTTGACGGCGAAAATTTTGGTATGTGCGGCAAGACAATCGGTTCTTTCCGCAGAAATGTATTATTTTGGCTTAAGCTGATGCTGCGAAGTCGCGGTTATACGGTGGCAGATCACAGGGCTGACAATTTGGTAATCATCACAAAAGGAGATGTAACCAATTATTTCTATATATTTGGCGGCAAAGACGAACGATCACAGGATCTCATTCAGGGTATTACCTTAGCTGGGGTCTTTTTTGATGAAGTGGCGCTCATGCCGGAATCATTCGTGAACCAGGCAACCGGACGATGTTCTGTTGATGGTTCGAAGTATTGGTTCAACTGCAACCCGGATGGACCGTATCATTGGTTCAAGACCGGATGGATTGATAAGAGAGAAGAAAAGCATCTGTTGTATCTGCATTTCACGATGGATGATAACTTGAGTCTGTCGGAGAAAATCAAGGAACGATACCGTGGCATGTACACAGGTGTGTTCTACCGCCGGTACATCCTTGGACTATGGGCGATGGCAGAGGGCATTATTTACGATATGTTCGACACTGCAAAGCATGTGATTTCCAGCACGGCTGATCTGGTCAATACGAATTACTATGTATCCTGTGATTATGGTACGCAAAATGCCACGGTATTCCTGCTGTGGTGCAAAGAACTATCTGGACGGTGGGTGTGCTCCCGCGAGTATTATTATTCCGGCCGAGATGAGGAAAGGCAGAAAACGGATAGTGAGTATGCGGATGATCTGGAGCGGTGGCTTGGTGGTATAAAGCCGGTGAAGATCATTATAGATCCATCGGCAGCGTCCTTCATTGCGGAGCTGAAAAAGCGAGGCTATGCGATCAAGAAAGCAAAAAATGATGTGTTGGATGGAATCCGGTTTGTGGCATCGTTGCTGAATCAGGGGAAAATCTCCATCAGTGACCAGTGTCCGAATACGATCAAAGAGTTTGGGTCGTATATCTGGGATCAGAAAGCATCTGAGCGTGGCGAGGATAAACCGGTAAAGCAGCACGATCATGCGATGGATGCTCTTCGGTATTTCTGTTATACGATTATTCGCAAGCCGGGCGGTATCAGCATTTTGAAATAGAGGTGATAGACATGGAACTTGAGATTATGAAAAAACTCATAAGAAAATATGAACCGGGACATACAAAGTTTTCCTTTAATGCTATGCAGGCAGAGCGGTATTACCGGAATGAAACGGATATTTTAATTAATAAAATTAGTGATGAGAGAAAAGAGGATGCAGATAATCCGTTGCGTAATGCGGATAACCGGATTCCGAGGAACTTCCACGGACTTATTGTCAATCAAAAGGCTGCATATATGTTTACAGCACCGCCACTTTTTGATATTGGGAATGAGCATGGAAGTGAAGTCGTGACAGAAGTACTCGGTGATGAATACCGGAAAAACTGCATGGAGCTGTGCGTAAATGCTTCCAATGCATCGGTGGGATGGATTCATTACTGGGAGGATGAAGATGAGACATTCCAGTGGGCGGTAGTCGACAGCAAGCAGATTATTCCGATTGAATCACACGATTTGAAAAAGAAACTGCTCGGTGTTCTTCGTGTGTATGATGAAATCGACGAGGAAACAGGAGATACCTATACAATTTATGAATACTGGGATAAGGAAAGTTGTTGGACGTTCCGGCGGAAGTGTGGCGACACTTTAGAAGATGGGCTGTTCTACTACAACACTTTCATGGTGCCGGATACCGGAGATTTTGTCGCAGAATATCGGCATGAATTCGGAGAGGTGCCTTTTATTCCATTCCCGAACAACAACACGAATACAAACGATCTGAAAAATATAAAACCGCTGATAGACGTTTACGACAAGGTCTACAGCGGTTTTATTAATGATTTGGATGATATACAGGAATTGATATTTGTACTGTCTGGGTATGGCGGAACTGATCTCGACACGTTTTTATCAGACTTGAAAAAATACAAAACTATCAAGGTTGATGGAGATGATGGAAGTAATCCGGGAGTGAGCACGCTCAACATTGAAATACCGATTGAAGCACGTAACAGCGTGTTGGAAGCCACCAGAAAGGCTATTTTTGAACAAGGGCAGGGATTTGATCCACAGCCGGAGAATTTTGGGAATCAGAGTGGAGAAGCTCTTAAATTCATGTATTCATTGCTGGAGATGAAAGCTGGGTTGACGGAAACGGAGTTTCAGCTTGGGTTTGCACGTCTGGTAAGAGCGATATGCCGACATGAAGGGATTGATTGTAAGAAAATCATTCAGACATGGTCCCGCACTTGTGTAAAGAATGACGCGGAACAGGCACAGATTTGCAAGGATTCGGTCGGAATTGTAAGTAAAAAGACAATCCTTAAAAATCATCCACTTGTTGAGGATGCGGACGCAGAATTAAAACAGTTAGAAAAAGAAGCGCAGGAAGCACAAGAGAAAGCAGATGCTTATATTGGAGCTTTTGATTCAAAAGGTAAGGAGAAAATAAATGAAGCAAACAGTGATGATTTTGGGGACGGAATATCAAATAGAAATACATAAATGGTCAGAAGATAAAGAATTAAGCCAAAATTCGTGGGCTGGTTACTGTTGTAGCGAAATACCACTGATCGTTATAGCAGATTTAGATGATGAAGAGCATTTTTGGTTTCACAATGACGAAGAAAAAGATGCGTATTTTAAGAGTTGTTTGCGCCATGAAATTATTCATGCATTTTTGAATGAAAGTGGATTGAAAGATAATTTTGAGCATACTTCGCACGCAGGGCATGAAGAAACGATGGTTGATTGGATAGCAATTCAGTTTCCGAAGATTGCAACAGTATATAAAGAGTTGGGAATTTTATGAAATGAGGTGATTGCATGGAAAAGCGGACAAGTGAATATTGGCAGGAACGTTTCCAGCAGTTGGAAGAAGCGCAGCATGACACATCCGTTCAGACCATGCAGAGTATCGAGCAGGAGTTCCGGCGTACGGAACAAGTATTAGACGGAAAAATTAATGCTTGGTATCAGAGATTTGCATCCAATAACAAAATTTCAATGATAGAGGCAAGGAGATTGCTCAACAGCGATGAGCTGGAAGAGTTTAAGTGGGATGTACAGGATTATATTAAATATGGAGAAGAAAACGGTATCAATCAGCAGTGGATGAAAGAGCTTGAGAATGCTTCGGCAAAGGTACATATCAGTAGATTGGAGGCACTTAAGTTACAGACACAGCAGGAACTTGAAAAATTGTACGGAAATTATCATGATTCCATAGATGAGCATATTACAAATCTTTATACATCTGGATATTATCACACAGCCTTTGAAGTACAGCGAGGTATGGGTGTTGGCTGGCAGATGCAGAATTTTAATTCAGAGAAAGTCAGTGATATTATACATAAACCGTGGGCTGTTGATGGACGTAACTTTTCAGATCGTGTTTGGATGGACAAAACAAGACTAATTAACAGTATGCATGATTCTTTAACTCGAATGTGTATTACAGGGGAATCACCGGATAGAACTATACAGGAAATATCCAAGAACATGAAAGTGAGCAGGTCACAGGCTGCGAGGATTGTTCAGACGGAATCGGCGGCTTTTTCTGCCAGGGCACAGGAATCATGTTTTTCTGATCTTGGTGTGGAAGAGTTTCAAGTGGTTGAAACCTTAGATAGCAATACGTGTGATACATGTGGAGAGATGGATGGAAAACATTTTCAAATGAAAGATTATAAGATTGGTGTTACCGTACCGCCATTTCATCCGAATTGCCGTGGCTGTACATGCCCTTATTTTGATGATGAATTTGACAGTGTGGGCGAACGTGCTGCCCGTGGCGAGGATGGAAAGACCTACTATGTGCCGGCAGATACGACGTTTGAGGAGTGGAAAAAATCGTTTGTTAATGGTGATGCGGACTTTGTGTCAAACAGTTTCCAACCACGATATGGAGCGGAAAAGGAGTGGAAACATGTAAAATTTAAGACCAAAACAGAAAACATACAAGAATATACTGACAAAAAACGGGAGCAGAATTTCTTTGGGATTCCAGTTGATAAAACTGCATCTTGATAGGGAAAGATAATAAAATTGGTAAAGTAGAGGATCTACAGGAATATTTTGTAAATGGTGAAGCTTTCAAAGTTGATGGAAAGAGAGTGCTGTTGGATTATTCGGAACATGAAAAAGAAATTGCAAATATTATTGCAAAAGGAACTGGGAAAGATATAAAGATGGTTCCAAGGATAACGTTCCCTCAAAATATACAGACACCGGATTACCTGATAGATGGAATAAAATTTGATTTGAAAACTCCCCTTGGAAATGGAAAAAATACGTTGTATGGGATGGTAAAATCGAAAAAGAAACAAGCAAATAATTTTGTTATATGTGCTGACAAAACTGCACTAAGCATGGATGAGATAGAGCAACAGATACAAGGAATTTATAGCTCAAGAAATACGGCATTTGTTGATATAATTATTTTGGTAAAGAATCAGGAGATTGTGAAAATCTATAAAAGAAATAAATAAGAGCCATTTTCGCTCCCGGCAACTCTGTATAACACAGAGGCAAAGGGGGAACAAAATGACTCTTATTAAGATATCTTATGTATATATTACAACAATATCCGTAAAAAAGCAATAAAAACCAGTAATAACAGGGCAACCGGAAATCTATGAACCGAACAGCGCAGAGGTGACGCTAAGTAAGTTCCTCCGGCAGTCCTGTTTTTATATTGTCTTTTATCCGCAGACATTAAAGAACGGCATTACTCATCTGGAGAATAAACAGAGAATCCCAATACCCGGAGAGCGGGAATAAAAATCTATGGAGGATAAAAAAAATGGAATGGTTAAAGGCAATTTTAGAAAAGGCAGAGATTAAAGATGGAAAACTTGATGTGGATGCAGTCATGAATGCGGCGCAGAAAGAGTTCCCAAAACATGCAGTACCAAAAGATGATTTTAATAATAAAGTCAAAGAGTTGGAAACTGCAAACGACACAATCACAGAGCTTAAAAAATCCAATGGAGATAATGCAGATTTGCAGAAAAAAATTGGAGAATATGAAACTGAGATTAAAGACCTTAAAGATTCAGCAGAGAAAACAGCAAAAACATACGCCTTAAAAGAATCTCTTGCAAAGCAGGGAGTTCTGGATCCAGACTATCTGATTTATAAGGCAGGTGGGCTGGATAAGTTCAACTTCGATAAAGAAGGGAAACCTGTTGGCGTAGAGGATGCTGTGAAACCATATAAAGAGGATGCGGCGATGGTACATTTGTTTAAACAGGAACAGCAGAAACCACCGTATAATCCGAAAAATGGTGGCGCAGGTGGTACAACAAATCCATTCGCAAAGGAAACATTTAATCTGACTGAGCAGGGACGTATTTTAAAAGAAAATCCAGCACAGGCAAAAGAGCTTGCCGCTGCGGCTGGAGTAACGATTTAAGAAAGAGAGGATAAATATTTATGGCAATTACAAAAATTTCAGACGTTATTGTACCGGAACTTTTTAACCCGTATGTAATCAACAGAACAATGGAGTTATCAGAGTTTTTCAAGAGTGGGATTGTGGTAAACAGTCCAGAATTTGATGTGTTGGCAAGCGAAGCGGCAAGAACACATAATATGCCGTTTTTTGAGGATTTACAGGGGGAATCCGAAGCGATTCTTGAAGATGTCAAGATGACTGCTAAGAAAATTGGTTCCAATGAGGATGTATCAACTACCATTTTCCGCCAGAATATGTGGGGAGCAACGAATCTTTCCGCTGCTTTGGCAGGTGCTGATCCAATGAAAGCGATTGGTGATCTGGTTGCGTCTTATTGGGCACGTGATATGCAGAAAGAGCTGATTGCGATTCTTACTGGAGTATTTGGTACAACTACAGCAGGATCGGAAGGAACACCGGCGGCAGAGACCAGAATGAAAGATCATATTCTCGATCTTACTGCAGGTAAGACAGAAGCAGCAAAGCAGATCAGTGCGTCAGCATTTATTGATGCATGTCAGTTGCTTGGTGATGCACAGTCACAGTTATCTGGCGTCGCAATGCATTCAGCAACAAAGTCTTATCTGAAGAAACTGAATCTCATTGAGACAGAGCGTGATTCTACGGATGTAGAGTTTGATACCTATCAGGGTAGACGTGTAACTGTAGATGACGGATGCCCAGTAGGTGCCGGAGGTGTGTACACTACATATCTTTTTGGAAATGGCGCAGTAGCATATGGTAATGGTTCTCCTGTTGGGTTTGTGGCTACCGAGACGGATCGTGATAAACAGACCGGTGCTGGTATTGATTATCTCATTAACCGTAAAGCATTTATTTTACATCCAAGAGGAATTGCATACACTGGAGCAAAACGTGATCATGTGGAAACACCGCTCCGTACAGAACTTGCGATGGCAGAGAACTGGAAACCTGTATATGAGTCAAAACAGCTTAGAATTGTTGCTATTAAACACAAAATCGGGTAGGTGATAATCATGGAAGGGAGTAGCAAGCTGACAGCCGAAAGGCTGTTGGCACTTCTTGGATTAAATGCCGATGAGCAGAGCATAGAAATATGTGTAGAGTTTGCATTGGATAACGCAAAAGACATTGTAAAAAATTACTGCCACATTGATGAAATCCCGGCAGAATTAGAAACAACAGTCTTGCGCATGGCAATGGATATTTACAGAAATGAAAAGCCGGGAGAAACAGAGACACCACAAAGAGTTTCTTCGGCTCAAATCGGTGATACTTCTACATCATTTGGCACTGTATCTGCATCATTTACAGATAGTCTCATGAAAAACTACAAATCATCTTTAAACCGATACAGGAAGGTAGTGTCCACATGAACATGGTAAGAAAAATCATTGAAAGCACATATGATGGAAGATGCACCGTTACGCAACGTGCAGAATGTGAGAAGCCTAATGGATCGACAGGATTTACTAATGCTGTGATTTTAGAGAATGAGCCTTGCAGACTTTCTTTTAATAGTAAGGAATCTGCCAAGGAAGGAGATAGAGCTTCAATCCAAACACAAACTGTAAAGCTGTTTTTAAAACCGGAGAGAATCATAGAACCAGGTTCAAAGATTACGGTAACGCAGAATGGTGTCACAACGGATTATGCAAGCTCCGGTAAGCCGGCGGTATATGAAACACATCAGGAAGTTATTCTTGAATTGAAGGAAAAGTGGTCATAATGAGCGTAAAGTATAAAGAATTACAGGATTTCACAAGAAAAATCGAGGATCTCAATAAACAGCAGAAAGAGGAATTTATGAAGGCCTGCTGTAAAGAATTGGCTGCCAGATTATTAGAAAAAGTAATAAAGCGTACTAAGCCTGGGAATTATTCAAAAGAAATTGAAGTAACAGCAAAAAGAGATTCGAAATACCATAAAAAGGGAGATAAATATAAAAAGAAGGTCACTCCCAAAAAAGGAGGTACGCTCAGGCGTGGCTGGACAGCGGAAACACATGAAGAGGCAGTAAATGGCAATGGAAATGGTAAAAAACCAGAAGAATATGCAAATTCAATGAAAATTGATCGTATCGGTAATACATTCAAAGTCGAGATTACAAATCCTGTTGAATATGCTGCATATGTGGAATACGGTCACAGAAAACGAAATCATCAGGGATGGGTTCCGGGAAAATTCATGTTAACAATTTCAGAAGCAGAATTAAGAACCGTTACACCACAGATTTTAGAACGAAAATTGCAAAAATTTCTGGAGGACGCGATGAAATGATACAGAAAGTAATTGATGGTATTATTACAGCAATCAGGACAGAATATGATTCAGCACATTTTAAAGTGTATACAGAATTGGTAGAGCAGGGATTAAGAAATCCGTGTTTTTCTGTTATGTGTCTGAATCCAAGTGTGGAAGTAATCGGAAAAGTTCGCTCAAGACGATATTATCCGTTTGTGATTGACTATTTTTCTAAATCAGATGATGAGCCTGTGGACGAATGTAATACCGTCTATGAGACTTTAATTGAATGCCTCAGTGATATTACTGTGGAAGATAAGATTATACATGGCAGTAATGTAAGCGGAAATGTAGTGGATGGAGTTTTACATTTTCAGATTACATATGATCTCTTTTTGCTCAAAAAAGAGGAATTAGAAAGCATGATGCAGTTTGAGGAAAGCACAAAAGTGATGTAAAGGAGGATAACATGGCAGAAACAAAAAAAGAACCAGAAAAGATTTTATTCTCAAAGGAACAGATTGTAAGTTCCATGAGATATAAAAAGTACAGAGATTTTTTGTCTGGGAATCTGGACAAGCATAAAAATTATTCAACAGAAGAAATTGATAAGATGATTGATTCGTTTTATGGAAAGGGTAAGAGTGGAAAATAATGGCATTAGGTGGAGGAACATATTTAACACAGAATAAAGTACTTCCGGGGGCTTATTTTCAGTTCATTTCAAAAGCAATTGCATCAGCAACGTTATCAGACAGAGGCGTAGCTGCAATGGCGTTGGAACTGGACTGGGGTGCTGATGATAAGGTGGTTAGTGTCACAGCTTCGGATTTCATGAAGGATAGTAAAAAAATGTTTGGATTCGACTATGATGCGGCAGAAATGTTGCCATTAAGAGAACTTTTCAAACATGCTTCTAAAGTATATGTATATAAAGTTACTTCTGGGGGAGTAAAAGCTTCAAATACATTTGCGGAAGCAAAATATACAGGCAAAAAGGGAAATGATCTTAAGGTTGTTATTCAGACAAATGTGGATGATGGTGAAAAATTCGATGTGTTACTGTATCTTGGAACTGAAAAAATGGACAGCCAGACAGTTTCAAAAGCATCAGAGCTTATTGACAATGATTTTGTTGTGTGGAAAAAATCCGCTGAATTGTCTGTTACGGCAGCAACGGCATTAAGCGGTGGAACAAACGGTACTGCATCGACATCAAATCATCAGGCATTTTTGGATAAAATCAGTTCTTATCCAGATGTAAATGCAATTGGATATGCTGGATCTGAAAGTGCAGTAAAAGGACTGTATGCCGCTTTTGCAGACAGATTGAGAAATGATGTAGGCATTCGATTACAGGTGGTTATGCACGATTATAGTTCGGCAGATTCGATTTCATGTGTAAATGTGAAAAACAGTGCAGAACTTGTGTATTGGGCTACAGGTGTTATTGCCGGTACTGCTGTAAATAAGTCTGCAACGAATATGAAATATGATGGCGAATTAAGCATTAACACTGAATTTACTCAGGATGAACTTACAGAAGCTCTGGAAAAAGGCGAATGGGTGTTACATCAGGTGGGTACAGAGGTTCATGTTCTTGAGGATATCAATTCTTTTACCAGCATCACAGACGAAATGGGCGATATTTTCAAGGATAATCAGACAATCCGCGTCATCGACACAAGAGCAGATTCCATTGCTTCAATTTTTGCTTCCAAATATCTTGGAAAGGTTCCGAATGACAAATCGGGAAGAGTAAGTTTGTGGTCAGATATTGTGAAAATTGATCAGCAGTTAAGCGATATCAATGCAATCGAAGATTTTGATCCAGAAGATATTACTGTCGAACAGGGTGATACAAAGAAATCAGTACTTATTAACAGTGCAATTACCATTATTAACACAATGGAAAAATTGTACATGAAATCAATGATTGAGTAACAGGAGGAAGATGGGCATGTCGAAACAGTTTATGAATACGCAGGATGCACCAAGCGCAAAACAGGCAGAGTTTTTTTGCACAATTAATGGAAGACGTTATTCTATGCTTAATGCAAAAAAATTTGAAGCAAAAGCAAATGTCAAAAATGCCGATGTGACAAGATTAGGTGCATTGATTGATGGTAAAAAAGCGGTCGGACTTACCATTAAATTCTCAATGACAGTTTATAAATGCAGTGAAATGTTTGATAAATTGATCGAGGAATTTAAGAATACAGGCTTATTGCCAACCTTTGAATGCCAGGTAACGAGTAGTGATTCAGCAACATGTATGGGACGGAGCACGAAGGTATATAAGCAGTGTGTAATTGAGGGAGATGTTCTTTTATCGATGTTCGATGCAGACGGCGAATTTGTAGAGCAGACCATTGAAGGATATGCAATGGATTTTGATTCGCCAGAGAGATATACAGATCCAGAATATATGTAAAGAGTTGAGGCAGACAATTAGCAGATCATGCAGTGTCTGCCTTTATATTTTAAGAATGAGGTAAGTGATATGGGAAATTTAGCATATTTTTTGAAAAAGAACAAAAAGGAAAAGAAAAATGCATTTTTTGCTGCAACAAAATCATTATGCGATGAAAATGGAGAACCGTTAAAATGGGAAATTAAAGCTTTATCAACAAAAGAAACAGAAGCTATCAGAGAAAAATGCACAATAGATGTTCCAGTCACCGGAAAACCAGGTGTTATGCGACCAAAAGTAAATTCTTCTAAATATGTAGCAGAATTACTCGTTTCAGCTGTAGTATACCCAGATCTTTATAATGCAGAGTTACAGGATTCCTATGGAGTTAAAACTGCATCAGATCTTTTGAAAGAAATGGTAGATGATCCGGCAGAGTATAACAATTTTGTCGAATTTGTCCAGGAATACAACGGATTAGATGAAACCATGAATGATAAGGTGGAAGAGGCAAAAAACTAATAGAAGGCGGCGATAGTGAAGCCAATTATGCATATTATGCATTGCATAAGCTTCATATATTGCCGTCCAGATTAATGGAACTAGATGAAAATGAGCGTGCTTTTATTTATGCGGCAATTGATTTGAGGATTGAAGCTGAAAAAAGGCAGGAAGAAAAAATGAAGCATAGCTCAAAATAACAAGAGTATTAAAATTATATTTATGCTCATGAAAGGTTGGTGGATTTATGGCGATAGGAACAGCTATTGAGATAACTGATAAGATGACAGGACCATTAAATCGTATCACAGCCGCTTTATACAGCACAACGGATGCGTTGCATGATACAGATCAGGCAACTAATTCTGCATTTAATTCTGCTGGTATTCAGGCAATCACGCAGGAATTGTATGGATATGAAAGAAAGATTCAGGATATACAGGATGAGTTAGATAGATCAAATAATAAGATACAGGAAATGCAGGAACAGACAGAAAAGGCAAGAAGTTCTGCTGGTGGATTGGAAAATGCATTTAGAAAAGCTGCAGGTATACTCGCAACTGTAGCAACAGTACAGACATTAAAAAATGTTCTTGATACATCAGACGAACTGACAGCAATAACGGCACGTCTTGAAATGATGAATAATGGTTTCGAATCTGTAGGAGGAAATTTAAAAAGTACGTCAGATTTATTTAATCTAGTGTATGCGTCTGCGCAGGATGCCAGAGGTTTATTTGCAGATATGTCAGCAGTCGTTGCAAAATTCGGAAATAATGCGAAGGATGCTTTTAGCAGTTCGGCAGAGGTCGTTGATTTTGCAAATCTTGTACAAAAAGAGATGGTAATTGCCGGCGCATCCACGACAGAAGCTTCAAATGCAATGTTGCAGTTGTCACAGGCATTAGGCTCTGGCGTCCTTCGTGGTGATGAGCTTAATAGTATCTTTGAGCAGGCTCCGAACCTTATACAGGAGATCGCAAATTATCTCGAAGTCCCAATCGGAGAAATCCGGCAGATGGCGTCGGAGGGACAGATTTCGGCTGATATTGTAAAACAGGCAATCTTTTCTGCTTCTGATGAGATCAACGACAAGTTTAATAATATGCCTATGACATGGTCGCAGATTTGGACATCTATGCAAAATACAGCATTAATGAAATTCCAACCGGTATTACAGAGAATTAATGAGATTGCGAATAGTGAGGAATTTAAACAATTTACGCAGACTGCAATAAATGATATGGCTGTACTTGCAAATGTATCACTGAGTGTGGTTAATACGCTGATTCAGGGAGCCGCTTTCGTATCTGATAACTGGTCCATTATCAGTCCAATTATTTATAGTGTGGCATTGGCACTGGCATTTTATAATGGTGTGCTTATAATGCATAATGCATATGAAGCAGTTTCCAACGGATTAAAATTGGTCGCTGCGATAAGAGCGGTTGCGCATGGGACAGCTACAGCAACAGAAGCGGCAGCTACAACCGGAGCATCTGCGGCACAGATTGCATTTAATGCTGCTTTATATGCTTGTCCGCTTACATGGATTGTACTTGCCATTGTTGCAGTGATAGCAGTAATTTACATGGTCGTTGCAGCAATTAATAAGGTACAGGGTACAACTATCAGTGCGACAGGTGTTATATGTGGAGTTATCGCTACAGCCGGTGCTCTGATTGGAAATATTTTGATAGGATGGATAAACAAGATTATAACTACCGGAGTTGGTCTGTGGAATTTAATTGCAAATTTCGCAGCATCTCTTGGAATTGTTTTTGAGCATCCGATTATTGCTATTGAAACCATGTTTATGTCTCTTTTAAATTTCATCATAAGTGTTGTTGAAAGCGCGGCAAAATTACTAGATACAATCTTTGGATCTAGTCTTGCTGATGCAGTGAGTGGTTTTCAGGATACAATACAGGCAAAAATCGACGCTAAAATTGAAGATGCGGGAGGAACAGCATCAAATCAGTTAAATCCAGAAGACTACACGCTTGACCGTATAAATTATGGTGATGCGTATCAAAGTGGTTATGATTTCGGAAAAGGAATTGATGATAAAATATCTTCTGCTTTTTCCGGCGGATTATCTACAGACAGTTTTTCAGATTTACTTACTTCCGCTGGATATGATTCTGCATCGGATGGAATGGCTTCAACGTTGGGAGATATTTCGAAAGATACAAGTGCAATTGCAGATTCTGTAGATATCAGCAATGAAAATTTGGAGTACATGAGAGACCTTGCAGAGCGGGAAGTCATTAATCGTTTTACAACAGCAAGTGTAAATGTAAATATGGGAGGGGTTACAAATACAGTAAGCCAGGATACAGATCTTGATGGAGTGATTTCATATTTGGCTAATGGAGTAACAGAAGCATTGCAGCAAGCAGCAGAGGGGGTGCATTCATAAAATGGCATATTATTTTTATTTAGGAAAAACATTGTTGCCGGTTGCACCATCGAAGCTCACTCTTAAAATTGGTGGACAGAATAAAACATATAACCTTATAAATGATGGTGAAATTAATGTTTTGAAATCTGCCAGTTTGACAGAAATTGAATTTGATGCGCTGTTACCGAATGTTCAATATGGTTTTGCAGTTTATAAAAATGGCTATCAGCCAGCAGAGGCCTTTCTGAATGCTATAGAGACATTGAAAAAAAGTAAACTGCCATTTCAATTTATCGTTACACGAGCATTTCCTAACGGAAAGATGTTATTTGATACGAATATGAAAGTATCACTTGAAAATTATAACATTGTGGAAGAAAGCAAGAACGGTTTAGACGTTACTGTATCGATAAAGCTTAAGCAGTATAAGGAATATGGAACGAAAACAGCTATTTTATCGATTACGCAGAGAAAGACAACAGCAAAGGTGAAAAATTCTCGTAATACATCAACAGCACCATCTAATGGTTTGCCAACCACTTATACCGTCAAAAAGGGTGACTGTCTAAGTGTAATAGCAAAAAAGTTTTATGGAAGTGGATCAAAAACATATTATATGAAAATTGCAAATGCAAATGGAATCAGCAATCCTAATTTGATATATCCAAATCAAGTATTTACGATTCCGGTATAGGAGGGAAAATGTCAGCAGAATTATTAATCCAGAATGGAGATACTGTGTATTTTCCCGCCGTACTAGAGGATATTAAATGGGAAACTGAAAGGTATGGATCACCGGGAAAGTTAACTTTTAAATGTATGTATGACAGCAAATTAAATGTCACAGAGGGTAATCCAGTGAGATTGCGCTGGAATGGATTAAATGTGTTTTATGGCTTTATTTTTAAAATAGAAAAGGACAAGGAACCGGTGCTGTCGATTACTGCATATGATCAATTGCGGTATTTTAAAAATAAGGATACTTATGTGATTAATGGGAAAACAGCCGGTGAAGTTTTAGAGCTGATAGCTGCAGATTTTGAATTGCAGACTGGAGATGTGGAAGATACCGGTTATGTAATACCATCCCTTGTGGAAGACGGAAAATCTTTATTTGACATCATGCAGGATTGTCTGGATCAGACTTTAATGAATGTTGGTGAAATGTATGTTTTATATGATGATTTCGGCTCATTGTCACTGAAAAATATTGCAAATTTGGCAGTTAATATTTTGATTGATTCTGAAACAGGAGAAAATTATAAATATAGCTCATCCATTGATGATCAGACGTATAACAAAATAAAGCTTGTTTATGACAATAAGAACACCGGACAGAGAGATGTATATATTGCGCAGGATTCATCTAAAATGAATGAGTGGGGAATGCTGCAGTATTACGATAAGTTATCTGAGGGTGAAAATGGCAAAGAAAAAGTTGAATCTTTATTGCAATTGTATAACAGAAAATCAAAATCATTTCAGATTACGAATGCAATAGGAGATGTATCAGTCCGGGCAGGATGTTTATTACCTGTTATTCTGGATTTAGGAGTTGCAAAAGTTCAGTCTATGATGTTGGTGGAATCGTGTAAGCATGTTTTTAGAGAAAATGAGAATTTTATGAATTTGACATTAAGGGGTGGTGATTTTGTCTGAATTTGATGGATTGATCAAACAGATCAAGCAAGCAGCATTAGATGCAGTAAATTCCGCCGGACCAGCAGGATTTTATGAAGGAACAGTATTAAGCGTATCTCCATTAAAAGTTAAAGTAGACCAGAAGCTTATACTTGGGAAAGAACAACTTGTCTTAGCGCGTAATGTAACAAACCATGAGATGTCTGTTGATGTTGATTGGGAATATGAAAAGGGGACGAAAAAAATAGTAATCCATAATGCATTAAAAACAGGAGATAAAGTGATCCTTGCAAGAATCCAGGGCGGTCAAAGTTATATTATTTTGGATAAGGCGGTGTAAATATGATCCCAAGTGTTAATAATTTGTTGCTTACAGAAATAAATGAAGAGGATATGCCGAGTAAAAATTATCGAATGATCAGTGAAAGCGTTAGAGGTACGGTGGATACCATTGAAGCAATGAAGCAGGTGGTATATAAGATATTATGTACAGAACGATATGTCTACCCGATATACTCATGGAATTATGGGATAGAATTGGTGGATTTATTTGGCGAATCAGTAACATATGCATGTCCTGAGATAACCAGGCGAATCGAAGAAGCATTGTTGCAAGATGAAAGAATTAATTCGGTAGATCAATTTGAATTTGATACAAGTAAAAAACATGAGGTGGTGTGTACATTTTCAGTACACACCATTTTTGGTGATTTTCAGATGGAAAAAGAGGTGAGTGTTTAATGTTCGAAGAGATGACATATGAAAAGATTATGGAACGTATGTTGTCTAGGGTGCCAGATACCCTAGATAAGCGTGAGGGAGCGATTATATTTGATGCACTTGCACCGGCAGCATTTGAAATGTCTATTCTTTATACTGAATTAGAGACAGCTTTAGACCAGACATTTGCAGATACCTGTCAAGGAGTTTATCTGGATAAAAGATGCATGGAAAGAGGAATCACAAGACAGCCAGCAACGCATGCGATTGTTCAGGGAACTTTTAAACCGGTTGACTTGGATTTGTCTGGTTTGCGATTTAATTGTGGAGATTACAATTATACAGTTAAAGAACCGATTGGAAATGGTGTGTATGAGATGGTGTGTGAGACAGCAGGAAGTCTTCCAAATGGGATTTCTGGTCAGTTGATTCCGATTGACTATATTAACGGATTAGAAACAGCAGAAATCACGGCTATTTTAATTCCGGGCGAAAATGAAGAATCAGATGAAGATCTCAGATCGAGATATTTTGATACTCTTGTGAGCCAGGCATATGGAGGCAATATTACAGACTATAAGCAGAAAACATATGCTATAGAAGGCGTTGGAGGTGTAAAAGTGACACCTGTCTGGAATGGCGGTGGAACGGTAAAGTTAACTATTATTGCATCAGATTATACAGTGCCTACAACCACATTGATAGAAAAAGTACAAAAAGAGATTGATTCGGTAGCTCCAATCGGACATATCGTAACGGTAGATGGCACGACCCAAAAGGAGATTCAGATAGAAACTAATATCGTATATCAGACAGGGTGGAGTTGGAAAACATCTGGAAATTATATTGAAAAAGCTATTGACGCTTATTTTCAGGAACTTGCAAAAAACTGGGCGTCGTCTGATCAGTTAATTGTACGAATCAGCCAAATTGAAACAAGAATCTTGGACTGTGCCGGAGTAATTGATATTTCAAATACAAAGATAAATGGAAATGCAGAGAATTTAATATTGGAATCCAATTCCATTCCTGTGAGAGGAAGTGTGACGGATGGAGCGTAAGATAATAGATTATTTGCCACCATATTTAATGGTATATAAAGAAATAAAAGCAATTATGGAAGCTGAACAGCCAGAATTCGAAATAGTCTGGCCGCAAGCAGAAAATGTCTTGAATAATCAATTTGTATCAGATTCATCTTCTATCGGCATAGAGCGTATGGAGAAAATTCTTGGAATTATTCCAAAAGATACAGATACGCAAGACGAGAGAAAATTTAGAATTTTGGTTAAATTGAATGAACAGCTTCCATATACACTGCCGGTATTGGAACAGCAATTAAAAAGAATGTGCGGAGAGAATGGGTATCGCCTGATTCTAAGCGCAGATAAATATTTACTCAATGTTAAATTAGCTTTAGGCAATGAGAATAATTACCAGGATGTGTGTGATATGTTAAGACGTGTTGTGCCAGCTAACATGGTTATTTTTGTTAGCATGTTTAATACGCATGAAATTCTTTCACATTATACGCATGCGCAGTTGGCAGCATACACACAGAAACAAGTGAGAGAGGAAGTGTTGACGAATGTCTAGTAAAACAACAAATTGATACGTGAACAATCGGCGTCAGGACAGAGAAAAAAACAGCTTACCATC